TGGTCTTTCATGTTAGAGTGGATAGAGACTGCAATCTCGTGATCCACACCTATTTATAAAGGAAAAAACATGAAAAGTAAACCAATACTTTTAAGCATGATATTTTCCGCAGTCATTATATCACTGTCGATGGTAAATATAAATTTATATAATTTACCATTCAAGGCAAGTTTCCATTCCTTAGATAAGGAGACACAGAAACAAATAACTTGCCTAGCTGATAATATCTATTTTGAAGCCGCAAATGAACCTCTCAAAGGTAAGAAAGCTGTTGCTTTTGTCACCTTCAATAGAGTCATGTCTGGCAACTATGCTGATGACATTTGCGGAGTAGTTTATCAAAAAACCGGTAGTGTTTGTCAGTTCTCTTGGTATTGTGAAAGAAAACATACCAATAATCGCTTGACAATTAGAAGCACTTCATTGTATAATGAGATTCAACAGTTAGCTGTCAATATGGTTGTGAATTTTGAGCGTTATGAAGACGTTACAAATGGTGCAACATATTACCATGCAGACTACGTGAATCCTCAATGGAATTTAAAAAGGATAGAGCAAATTGGAAGACACATCTTTTACAGAAGCAACAAAGACAAAATTGACAGAAACAAAGGAGTCATCTAAGATGAATAAAGAAGTTATCACAGTAATCATTTGTATCACAGTAGCGATATGTTCTTCTATTGCCGCTTTTACAATTTACAATATCAATGATCGAAACAACATGGCAAAGAACATTGAATCGGCTATTCAAAAAGGAATTGATCCGATCTCGGTGAAGTGTGCGTATGAAACAAACACAAATGCGGTTTGCATTGCATATTCGATGGGTAAAAAATAATGCCAACGAAAGAGGAGCAACGTAATTTCTCGGCCATCATCGAAGAAATCGTAAAGGTTAAGAGAATTGGCTATATGGATGCGGTACTTCTTCATTGCCAGGAGACCGGATTTGAAGTAGAGATTGCGGCAACACTCCTTACTACACCGCTGAAATCTAAAATTTCTGATGAAGCACAAGCCGCAAATATGATTAAGAAAGTGAATAAGTTGTTCATATGAATGAAGCCGGTGGGTTTGAAGCGTATGCAATGTTTCATGCATTGAAACTGCATTTCACTTCAAAATATGATTATGTGAAGTATTCTGGTAAGACAAATGTAACCAAAGAACAATTCATGCTCCGTAAGGATAAGTTTCAATTTTACAAACTATCCAGAAAATACAAGCGGGATGAACTCTTTGGTTTCTTTGTCTCCAATATGCTAGTGAATCCGAAGATATGGGTGGGTGATCTCCTGTCTGAGGATGCCGAATCTGAGTACAAGGTGTGGCAAAAAACTCAACAGTCCCTTTCCTATGTGTTTGAACAGGACCTCCACAGACTATTTGATTCGGTAAACAATCCGGAAGAATTACTGAAAGTGGTTGACGGGCAGTACCCCTTGTTGTATAATCTTTATATGCAAGGAAACACCACTAAAGAGACTTTAATTATCTTAAATGAGTTGTTAAACTTTTTGCCGATGTGGGTGAAAAAAATTGAAGATGACATTATCTTTCCAGAATTCGTAAAGAGTTGTGAGAAGTACAAACCATTTCTAAACTTTGACAAACCCAAGATGCTCACAGTCTTAAAGAAAAACTTAAATATCATGAAAACAGTATGACAATCGATAAAATTTATGTTGATATGGATGGCGTAATTGCCGACTTCAACAAAGCATACAAAGCACGATTCAAACTATATCCAGAGGACACACGTGACCGAAAAGAATTCTATGGTCTTTTTGAAACCTTCATTCATGAAGACTGTTTCGCCAAATTGGATCTCATGGATGATGCACGTGAATTGCTCAACTTTTTGGACACGCTAGGTACTCCAAAAGAGATTCTGTCCTCAACTGCACGTGAAGAATTTCATGCTATGATTGCACCACAGAAAGCTACGTGGTTAGACACACACAATATTGCATATACACAAAACTTTGTGCCGGGTAAAAGACACAAGTACAAGTATGCTACACCAAATTCCATAATCATTGATGACACTAAATCTGTTATCGATGATTGGAACAAAGCCGGTGGTATTGGTATTCATCACAGAGATGCCAAATCTACCATCGCAATTCTCAAGATGTACGTTTGATTTACCTATATACTTCATACATTATGAATTCTGTGGATAAAACAACATACATTTAATACAACGTTATACAAGGAAAATAATATGTCTTCATTCGCAAATCTCAAGAGCAGTTCTAGTAACCTAGACAAACTCGCCAAGGCTATTGAAAAACTCAATTCAGCCGAAACTCCCACCAAAGATGACAATTTCTGGAAACCAGAAGTCGATAAAGTCGGCAATGGTTATGCAGTTATTCGTTTCTTGCCTCAGCCATCGGTTGATGGTGATGATGCACTCCCGTGGGTAAAAGTATTCAATCACGGTTTCCAGGGTCCTGGTGGCTGGTACATTGAAAACTCTCTTACAACCTTGAATCAAAAAGATCCAGTTTCTGAATACAACTCTCAGTTGTGGAACTCTGGCATCGAAGCAAACAAGGAAGTTGCACGTAAACAAAAGCGCCGTCTGTCTTACATTGCAAACATCTACGTTGTTGAAGATTCTAAGAATCCTCAGAATCAAGGTAAAGTGTTTCTTTATAAGTTTGGTAAGAAAATCTTTGATAAGATTAACGAAGCAATGAATCCTGCTTTCGAAGATGAGAAGCCACTCAACCCATTTGATATGTGGGAAGGTGCAAACTTCAAACTCAAGATTCGTAAAGTTGAGGGTTATCAGAACTATGATAAGTCTGAATTTGAGTCACCATCTGCATTGTTGAATGACGATGCAAAGCTAGAAGCTATCTGGAAGAAAGAATACTCACTCAAAGAGTTTCTGTTGCCAGAAAACTTTAAGTCTTATGATGAGTTGAAGGCTCGTCTAGACAAGGTTCTCGGCCTTGATGGTTCACCAGTAGTTGCTAAGACTACAGTTGAACAAGCTAAAGCAATGCCACGTAAGCCAGTGATGGCGGATGCCGGTATTGCCGAAGATGATGATGATTTGGCTTATTTCTCTAAGCTAGCCGAAGAATAAACCTATCCAATTCGATAGGTTTGAAGCCCGCCGTGTGCGGGCTTTTTTTATACTGGCGACATATAACCCTGCATCACATGTGCAAGTATCGGTGTCGTATCTCTTACTGTTGCGGTAGCAGGAATAGGCCTGTCAGGCAAATCAACAGAACTTGATGATGATGAAATAATTGGTGCAGCAGAGCCAGATGAACCAGAATCGTAACTTTGCAAATTCAAATTTTGATTTTCATCTACCGCTTCATTCATTCTATTTGAAACAGGTGCTGCTGGAACCGGTGTTACAGTTTCAGGTATTGGTATACTCTTTATACCCATAGGTTTCACACCAAAAGCCGCTTTGCCTCCAGTTTCCTGTTCTAATTGCCTTGCTCTGTAATCATCTAAAGCAGCAGTGCCCCGGCCGGCTTCGGCGGTAGATTCTTCTACACCAGAGAGTAAAGGCTTAGCCGTTGTTGTGACTTTTGGTGTACCATCTGGATTATGAGTTTTACCGAACTCTCTATCCCAATTTCTAGCTCTGCCTTGATTTTTTCCTCCTGTTGTGTCGGGTCTAGGTGGAACAGGAGGTAACTGTGTTTCTGTTCGTGGTGGAACTTTAAGACCTTTTTGTGAGGCAATTTCTTTAAGTTTACTTTCTCCGCCAAGGTTTTGTAATTCTTTGTATGATAATTTACCTTCTGCAAAATCATCTAATGCTTTTTGTGCCTCTTCTGGACCTTCTGTTATTCTTTTAACAAGAAAATCATATCCACCTTCTTTATCAATGTCACGCTGAGAACCACCCAATGCTGCCTGAGCCTGTAATGGTGTAAGTATTCTAGCATTTGGAATAAAGTCTGCTACTTTTTGTAATCCGTATGCTGCGGCTAAAACTGCACCTACAGTAAGAGTAATTGGATTAATTAAAAACGGCACTAAAAGTCTCGCAAGAGACAATAGTTTTTTTGAATTTTTAAATAAATCAAATAAACCTCCACCATCTTCTTCTTCTTTTTTGCTAACCAATGTTGTTGTACTACCCAAAGAAGTATATTCTTTTAATACTTTTAAGAACTCATTGTGTCTGCGTTGTTCTTCAACTTTTTGTTCTTCGGTAAATTGTTTGGCGGTATCTTTTCTTTTCATATCATCTTCACGGGAACTCTGCATAAAGGCTAACATTCTGTTCAATACTTCAACAGCAGAACCGCCTAGCCCTCCACCCGGTGTAGACATTGATGATGGCATTTGTGTATAACCAGACCTCTTGTTCTTATCACCAGCAAAGTAATTAATATCAGACTGTTTACGTCCTGTAAGTCTACCGAGAATTGCAGGTGCAAGTCTACTACCACCTGTCATAAACTTTGCAATATTCATTGGATCAAATTTCTCTTTGATACCAGTTGCGCTTGCCTTGAACTTTGATGATATTGCACCAGAGAGTGAGGAGCCAATGCCTTTACCTGATGTTATATTATCAGTCATCATAGATGAAAGAGATTTACTTCTAATGTTGCTTGCTACTCTGTAATCCATTTTAGTTTCCTATTCTCGGATTTAATTCACCCAATGGTGCTGAAGGTGGTTGTATAGTTTTTTGTTTATTTGTAGTGTTGTTTTGTATAATAATTGGTGATGTTGTAGCACCCGATTGGTTGGCAGCACCCTTTTTCATGTCTGCATTTTGTTGAGAGGTTTCGGCCAATTGTGCTCCAATATTGGATGCATTTAAGACCTGTGAATACTTCTCTTGATATTGGCCAACTTTCTGAAAAAGTGTTTCAATAACTTGTGAGACAGTTTTTGGTTGATCCTTCAGAATTTTTCTACCTTCTGTTTTATAAAAGATAAATTCGTTCGCTGCGGCCGCTATAGGCATCAATTTTGTTGCATCTGTATCAGGACTTGCAGAAAAAAGAGTTCTTGCTCCACCCGGACCCAAAAAATGGGCTGAATATATTGTTGTAGCATTTATTGGTATTTTTGCTTTTTTTAAAAAATCAGAATTTTCTTTAATGTACAATGCACCTGCTATAGCGTTTGCTTCCGCATCTTCAGGTCCACGTTCTTTTAGTATTGGATATTTGCCTCCATATCTTTTGACCATATCGGACCAAGTGCCCTTAATAAACTGATAAAGTCCTTTGGCGCTGCTCGTTTTGGCGGCCGCATCAGGATTAAAAGCACTTTCTTGCTTTGCAATTGCATACATGATTGCTTTATCAACACCAACTTGTCTAGATGCTTTATCAATTGCTGTGGCTGCTTCTGCTCCAGGCATCAATAATCCACCGGCACCAATAATAGCGGCCGCTTTAGCCGCAGTTTTAGCGGCTTCAGTTATTGCAGGCTTAACAATAGGGGGCTTTGGTGTGACAACCGGTGGCGCTGGAGTAGCTGTGGGTGCTGCTGGTGCAGCTTCTTGTTTTTTTGCCGTGTCTGCGGCCTTTTTAGCATCAGCCGCATCTTTAATTCTTTTAGCATCAGCAGCTTCTTTGGCTAACCTTTCTTTGGCCGCTTTATCGGCCGCATCTTTAGCTAACCTATCTTTGGCCGCTTTATCGGCAGCTTCTTTGGCCGCTTTATCGGCCGCATCTTTAGCTAACCTATCTTTGGCTGCCTTTTCGGTAGCATCTTTGGCTGCTTTATCGGCCGCATCTTTAGCTAACCTATCTTTGGCTGCCTTTTCGGTAGCATCTTTGGCTGCTTTATCGGCCGCATCTTTGGCGGGTGCAGGAGCCGGTCTTGGTGCTGGAGCAGGTGCTGGAGCAGGCGCTGGTGCTGGAGCAGGTGCTGGAGCAGGTGCAGGAGCCGGTCTTGGTGCCGGTGCCGTTGGAACTCCAGTGCCCTCTTGTGCCTGTCGTTTCTTGGCTTCTTTAGCCATGTCTTTCATGGCTTTACGTTGTTTTTTTATTGCATCCCTGAATACATTCATCACTTCTTTGTGATTATCTTCTTTCATGTATTCATTCATTTCATTATATGAATCGAATGTATCTTGTTCCTCTAAGTCCTTTTCCCTGGAATCTTGCATAAAGGACACAATTTTTTCTAATATTTCGGTGGCCTTTCCAGATCGACCACCACCCATACCTGAATTGAACTTCTCATAGTAGTTTGGGCGATGACTTCCAGTTTCATATTGTTTCTTGCCGGTGAAGTATCGAATGTCTTGTTTACTTCTACCCATTAGGCGACCAACGATTGCAGGTGCTAGATTACTACCGCCAGTGAGGAACTTGGCGATATTCATTGGATCGAATCTCTCTTTCATGGCCATGGATTTGGCCATTGACCTATCTGACATAGTTCCACGGAGAGATGAGACAATACCCTGACCAGAGGTCAGTCTATCGGTCATTAAATTTGCGAAGCCTTTTTTTCTTATTCTGGCGGCATCGTAGTAGTTCATCTAATCTTTCTCTCGTTTATCTTCTGTTTAATCTTCTGGTTTTCTTCCTCAATATATTGTATAAGCATACCGACATATACATCACGTTCCCACGGTATCATATTCTCAAGTTCCGTGAGACTGTATTTGTGATGTTGCATTAATGAGAAATTAGTTTTATAGTAATTTCTCAAGTTATCATGACCAAATGTTAGCCGAAAAAACTTTCCAGTCCTTCAACGTCAAGAGTGTGTTCAAAGCCGCAACGTGAACACTTCATTTCAATTTTCTTTTCAATCTTCGGAAGATTTGCAAAGAAGTCTTCAATCTTGGAGAACTGCTGTTGATTCAGAGACTCAATGAATTCAACAATTTCTTTTGTTTCAACTTCTTTTGCATAATAAAACTGATCACCATCATAGATGTATTCAACAGACTCAGCAATCATTTCAAATGCGATATCAGAAACGCTTGTTAGATTGGATAATTTACCCAATATAGAAAACTCTGGATATTTTAGTTTAATCGAAATTGTTTCATTGAGTTGTATAACATCATTACCCTCTACAACACCTGAGACTTTAATGTCCAGTAAGTTCAGTGAAGTTTCCATGATGTTACCGCAAACTTTTTCATCAACTGTGTTATCACAACGGTATTTGTTTTCGACAACTTCACCGACAGACCTCGCACGGAGTTGCAAAAAGTAAAATTCAATATCGATAACAGGAAGTTTCTCGATATCAATACCCTCTGTAACTGTACAGTTGTTTAGAACCTGTTTTACATTTTGTTCAATTGATTCTCTTTCTCCAGATTCCATTGCCATCAGAAGATTCTTTTGCTCTTTCACAAGGAAAGGACGAAAGCGAATCTTCTTTTTTGATAATGGTAACTCCAAGTCATAAATCGGTGTGTCGATTTTTGGTAAAGCCATAATTTATATCTCCATTTTAAGGTGTAAGTCTATCTTCAAATTGTTGTCGTGTTTCAAACGGCTGTTGAACTAAGTCTCTACCTAGTAAAGACTCGGTTTGTATCTGCGAAGGAAATAATGAATTCGCAATAGTAGTTTCCAACAATTCCATTCCAAGTGCTTCAAGAGAATTATTTCTCCAGCTTGTGTATGCAAATGTTACAGTAAGTTTGTGGTGTCCATCTGACGACCAATCTAAGTCAAGTTGATTCACTGCAATTGGAAATGTATCGAGCATTGTAATAGAATATGACAGTTCATTCTTTACATCATATTGATTCACTGTGAGTGGAACTGCATAGTCTGCTTTGTATTTTAGGTTGTAGTTGATTGTTGGATTGATCCAGTTTAACCATGCATCAAAGAATTTCTTTTCCGCCATATCATCACCAACAATAAAGGTCAAGCTGATATCACTGTATGTTGTTTGATATGGAAACTTCTCCTCAACACCGTAAATTTTCATTGATGTTGTGGAGATTGAACGTCCAGGGAGTTCTGCATTTTCACAACGCATACTCAGTGTTCTTCCGATTTCTCTGTATGGTAGAAGACCAATTGGGATTGGAATGTTTACGTCAAACCTACTTGGTCTTGCTAAGTCTGTATTAAAACTTGCTTTAAAATCTGCTATTGAGCCTGCCATTAGTATACCCTACTTTGTGCTTTGGCAACCGATTCAGCATATACTTTAGAAATCGGTGCGCCTTTGAAAACGGCAGTGGGAAGAAAGAGTGCAGTCTCCCACTCTGGTGGTTGAATCGTCAGAATTTTAGATTTAATCTGACTATTCAGATAACGCTTCAAACACGGCCTAAACTCTTTGAAATTCTTCGATGCAGTTAGAATATCATAGGTTATACGAAGGCGTTTAGGTTCATCATTTTCATTTGTAATAGCAAAATTCATGAGTTTGTCCATGAACACAGCACGATACCTTGGAGGTAAATAATGCAT